CCCGTGCAGCATAAACACCACCCCCATGTCCACCTTCCGGGGGTCGGGCCCCCACTTGCCCCTACCCCACATGATGCAGGGTTGTTGCTCACCAAAATGACCACCGTTGCACCCAGCACGGACGGTGCCGATATTTGGCAGCAAGCCTTGGAGGTGTTTTTCCAAGGCGACAGTGAACTGATCGAGTACGTCCAACGCATCGTAGGTCTTGCCGCTTTTGGCTATGTGCGGGTTGAAGCGTTAATTATCGCCTACGGGGATGGCCGCAACGGTAAATCAACTTTTTGGAACACCCTCGCACGAGTCCTCGGTTCCTACTCTGGCAACCTGTCAGCTGACGTATTGACCGCTGGGATGCGCCGCAACATCAAACCTGAACTAGCTGAAGCAAAAGGCAAACGACTCCTGATCGCGGCAGAGCTAGAAGAAGGCGTGCGCCTATCAACCTCCAACGTCAAGCATTTAGCATCTACTGACGAAATCTACGCCGAAAAGAAATACAAGGCGCCGTTCGCATTCACTCCAAGTCACACGCTGGTGCTCTACACCAACCATCTACCGCGGGTCGGTGCAATGGATGCGGGTATTTGGCGCAGGCTTATCGTGATCCCGTTCGAAGCGAAAATCGAGGGCGACTCCGACATCAAAAACTTCGCTGAATACCTCTACGACAAGGCAGGTGGCGCAATCCTGTCCTGGATTATCGAAGGGGCCAGGAAGATTCACGCCGATGATTACAAGCTGCATCCTCCAGCCAAAGTCCGTGATGCCCAACTGGACTACAAGGACACCAATGACTGGCTGGGCAGGTTTATCGAAGAATGCTGTGACACCGGTTCTCATCTGACCCAGCCCGCAGGAGCTTTCTATGAGGAGTATCGGGCATGGTGTGCCAGAACGGGTGAATGGGCTAGAGCGTTGTCGGATTTCAACTCCGCGTTGGAGTCATCAGGGTTTACCAAGACCCGCTCTAAGGCAGGCAGGTTCTGGCTTGGAGTGGCTTTGACCGGCGAATTTAATGCCTAAATCCACTATGGGTGTCACTCTATGTCTCTTCTATATAGAAGTTTTCTAAAGGGCTAAAAAATAAGTCTTAAGAAAAAGTATGAAATGACGAGACATAGAGCAACACCCCTCGAAAACAAGGGATAACTCATGCTCGAAAAACACTTAGAAACCACACTCAAAAAAGCAGTCGAGAACGCTGGCGGATGGTGCATCAAACTCGTCAGCCCCGGACTAGCCGGAATGCCAGACAGGCTCTGCCTGATGAACGGTCGTGCCGTCTTCGTTGAAGTCAAACAACCAGGCAAGCACCCCCGCCCCCTGCAACTTCACCGGATGAACCAACTGCGCCGCCACGGCTTCACCACCCTGGTCGTCGATGAACCAGTAAAAATCAAGGAGGTGCTTGATGCGCTACAAACCCCATAGCTACCAAACTTTCGCAACAAACTTCATCACCACCCATAATGAAGCAGCCATCCTGCTAGGCATGGGACTGGGCAAAAGCGTCATCACCCTTACCGCCATCTGGCAGCTCCTGCTGGATGAGTTCAAAGCCCGCCGCGTCCTAGTGATCGCTCCCCTTCGAGTTGCTAACTCCACCTGGGCACAAGAACTCGCCAAGTGGGATCACCTCGACGGGCTCACCCTCACTGTCGCGACCGGGCCAAAAGCAAAACGCATCCAGGCCTTGACCGAAGAAGCAATGATCACCGTGATCAACCGTGAAAACGTGCCTTGGCTCGTCAACCACTACGGCAAAGCCTGGCCCTTTGACATGGTGGTGATCGATGAACTCTCATCTTTCAAATCCCACACTGCTCAGCGGTTCAAAGCTTTGGTGAAAACCCGGCCCATGATCAACCGCATCGTAGGACTCACCGGCACCCCAGCATCCAATGGACTCATGGACCTGTGGGCACAATTCAGGCTTTTAGATGGCGGCAACCGGCTCGGGTTCTACATTTCCCACTACCGTTCTCGCTATTTCACCCCGGATAAGCGCAACGGTGCCCAGGTTTACTCCTACAAGTTGCTACCCGGTGCACAGGAACAAATCTATGAGGCTATTGCAGACATGACGGTATCGATGAAGACCAGCGACCACCTGCAGCTACCAGAGCTGACCAGTACCCATGTACAGGTAGAACTCGACGAAAACGAACGACAGGTGTACGAGCGGCTTCGAGACGAGATGGTGGTCGAACTCGGTGACGAAATAATCGACGCCGCAAGCGCCGCAGCCCTGTCCGGCAAGCTCCTGCAATTAGCCAGCGGCGCGATCTACAACCCAGCCAAAGAAACCATCGAGGTGCATGAGCGAAAGCTCGATGCCCTGGAGGACTTGGTTGAGGCAGCTAACGGAAACCCCCTGCTGGTGGCGTACTGGTTTCAGCACGATTTGGAACGCATCACTCGCCGGTTCCCACAGGCTAGGCAGTTAAAAACCGATGCAGACATTCAAGCGTGGAACCGTGGCGACATTCCGCTCGCGCTGATTCATCCGGCAAGTGCTGGGCACGGTTTGAATCTTCAGGCTGGCGGAAGTTTGCTGGTTTGGTTCAGTCTGACGTGGTCGTTGGAGCTGTACCAACAAACCAATGCTCGTCTTTACAGGCAGGGGCAAGAAAAGCCGGTGACAATCACGCATCTAGTGACCGCCGGTTCCATTGATGAGAACGTGCTGTCCGCTTTGGAAGCTAAAAACACGACCCAGGCCACGTTGATTGACGCGGTGAAGACCAATCTTGAAAGGACAATCCACTGATGATGCACCCGATGTTTGACTACCTCGATTACAAGAAAGCGGCGATTGCTGCCCTGCAGGACTATGGCAACCAAGCCATCATCCTCGAGCACGCTGACGACCTTGCATCCCATACCCGCCAAGCCATGATGACTATCCCTGCACCTAGCTATTCGGGGATGCCGTCAGCTCACAATCCCAGGGCTGCCGAGAACAAGCTGGTTGGGCAGCTCTCGCGACTTGATGAGCTTTCGGATCGTAAAGCTCGCGCCCAGTCCTACATGGATTGGTTCAACCCCATGTGGGAGCAGCTCACTGATGAAGACAAGTTTGTCCTTGAAGCGTTCTTCCTGGACGGGCTTACCAGTGAGGATGCGGCGATGCGGGTGGCGGAACAGTTCTATGTGGAGCGCAAGACCGCTTTCCAAAAGAAGCAGCGAGCTATCACTCGGCTTGCCAAGCTACTTTATGCCAGGCCAGCTGACTAACTCCCAACATAAGCTTCGTGCAAGGGGTGTAGAGAATTGGGTATGACTTTAGAGTTTTGGGCTTGAGATGATGTAGGTGGTTGATTTGTAGGTCCAACCACCCCAGCCCCGCCACCACCACTTCGGTCTGGTGTGCGGGGCCACCCCATTTCCCTCAAGGAGAACGCTCTGATGCCTACCCGGCCACCGACCCCGTGTTCCCACCCAACCTGCCCTGAACTATCCACCAGCCGGTACTGCCCAGCGCATGCCAAGGAACACGACCAGCAGTACCGCCGCTACCAACGGGATCCCAAAATCAACCGCCGCTACGATCATAAATGGCGCAAGATCAGGAACCGCTACATCACCGCCCATCCATTGTGTGAACACTGCCAAGCAGCTGGACTTGTCACTCCAGCGCAGGAAGTCCACCATATCCTGCCGCTTGATCACGGCGGCAGCCATGAAGAGAGTAACCTGCAAGCCTTGTGCAAGCCCTGCCATTCGCGGCAGACGGCACGAGACGGCGACCGCTGGAACAAAACCAAGGTCTACACCTACTAACCCAAGCGCACAGACGGCGCTGTGTGGGGATTTCGCGGGGTCTAGTTCGCGATGGCAAAAGATGCCAACCTGTCCGAGATACCGTGACAAGGGCGCACACAAACCCCCTAGGGGCGGTGAAATCTCTACAGCCTCGGGCAAGACGAGCGGGCCTGGGGCTCCGTGTGCAACAAAGCCAAATCAAACACCCTATTGACCCCAACCGCCCAGAAAACGGCCAAAACAAGCAACTGAATGGAGGTGAAACTTGTGGCAAGAGACGGTACTAACCGTGGTGGCCGCCGCGTGAAAGCTGGCCGAAAACCAGATGCTCTGCATGAAAAACTCGCAGACGGCAGACCAGCCACAAGGCTCACCCCACCAGAGCCGCAAGATCTCAACCTTTACGATTTCGCTGGCACTGATATTGGCGACGGCGTAGAACTTTCTGGTTCTTCGATGCCGCCACCGGCTGACTACCTTTCGGCTGAGCAGCGGGATGGCAAACCACTCGGTGCAGACCTCGTGTACCGGGAAACCTGGGCGTGGCTTGATGAACGCGGCTGCACCGACTTCGTCTCTAAACGCTTGATTGAGTCTTATGCGCAGGCGTTCGCCCGCTATGTGCAGTGCGAAGAAGCAATCAGCAAGTTCGGCCTGCTGGGTAAGCACCCGACCACAGGAGCTGCTATCGCAAGCCCGTTTGTTGCCATGAGCCAGTCATTTTCGAAGCAGGCGAATGTGTATTGGTACGAGATTTACGAGATCGTGCGCGCCACCTGCACCACCGACTTCACCGCCAGCACTTCACCGCAAGATGACGTGATGGAAAAGCTCCTGAAAGCAAGAAGCTAGGCCTTGCGTTTCTTCTTCGGCTTTGGTGCCGGTAGCGCTTCGGCTGTGAGTTCAAGCAGTTCGGTCAGCCATTCCCGGTCTTCCCACAGGTCTGCGGTGATGCGATACCAGTCTTTTGCACCAGGAAATGGCGGTGCAAGATCGAGCTCATCGATGAATTCAGCACCGGGCTCGGTGGGTTTGATGAATAGCTCGTCGTCACAGATGAGTGCGACTGTTTTGCCGTCCAGGTAGAGGCAGTATTCGCCAAACATTTTGCGGTGATTGATTCCTGGGTGACCGTATAGCTGGTCGAGCAGAAACTCCATGGTCTCGACGCTCGTCCCCATCTCATCACCCCGCTTCTACTCCTTGATTTGGTGCTGTTTCTACAGTACCCGCCACACAGTCACTATCGGCTGTGTTTACACACCCGCCCGAACACGGTGGGTGTTTCTTTTTGCCCACATTTACACACATTTCGAGTTGGAAGGATCTACCCTTGACGATCAAAACCGCTGAAGCCGTCTGCATCGGCCACCCCGACAAACTCTGCGACCTGATCGCAGAAACCATCCTCGACGACATCACCCACGACGACTCCACAGCCCGTGTAGCGGTAGAGGTGACCGCTAAGGGTAGGCATATTCATGTATTTGGTGAAATCACCACCAAAGCCCGATTACGTATTCGCTCGTCTGTGGCATTTGCGTTGGAACAGGCTGGCTATCAGCCGTGGCGATTCCGCACCCACCTGAACATCAAGAAACAATCACCCGAAATCGCAAGCGGCGTAACCACTAGCCTTGAAGCCCGAGCTGGTGAAGACGACGCCTACGTTCTCCTCGGTGCCGGCGACCAAGGCACCGTTTACGGGTATGCGACTGCCGAGAATGATGACATGCTGCCCACCCCGCTGTTGGTGGCGCATGAGATTTGCCGCCGCATCGACCAAGCCCGCACCGACCACCTCATCACCGGCCTCAAATCTGACGGCAAAGCACAAGTCTCTATCCGCTATCACGAGGGTGAACCCGTCGAGGCAACAGCGATTGTGGTCTCGGTCCAGCACGACAAAACCAAGAACCTTGACGAACTTGAGCGCGAGCTGCGCTCTTTCGTGATTGAGCCAGCCCTCGGCCACATTCCACTCGCACCTGACGCACTCGTGCTGGCAACCCTGCCGGCACCTTCATCAAGGGCGGCCCCGCGGCAGATGCTGGACTTACTGGCCGCAAGCTTGCCGTAGACACATATGGTGGTCTTGCTGCTCACGGTGGTGGCGCATTCGCTGGCAAAGACGTGTCGAAAGTTGATCGCACTGCGGCACTCATGGCACGGCGTATTGCGAAAACCATCATCGCGGCAGAGCTTGCGACTGAAGCTACAGTGTCGATTTCGTATGCGATTGGTAAGGCTGACCCGGTGGCATTCAACGTGAACACCCACGGCACTGCTGTGGCCGATGATGAGCTGATTACCCGCGCGTGTGAGCAATTGTTTCCTTTGCGTCCTGCGGCGATGATCGACTTCTTGCATCTGCGGGGTACCCGTTTTGCCAGGTTCGCTACCTACGGGTATTTCGAGCTACCGGCTAGGTGGGAGCACCAATATTCGAACGCTCGGGATTTGTTTAAGGCGGTGAAAGAGCGTGAAATTACAGAAGCTCGCAGTCGATAAGCTCATCCCCGCAGATTACAACCCTCGCAAGGAACTCAAACCGGGCGACCCAGAGTTTGAAAAACTCACCCGCTCGTTGACCGAGTTCGGCTATGTGGAACCGGTGATCTGGAACAAAACCACTGGCAACGTGGTCGGCGGCCACCAACGCCTCACCGCCCTCAAACACCTAGGCCACACCGAGGTAGACTGTGTCGTCGTTGAATTAGATGAAGTCCGAGAAAAAGCACTGAACGTCGCCCTCAACAAGATCAGTGGTGACTGGGATGAAGCGAAGCTCGCCCTTGTTATTGCTGATCTCGATATTGCTGATTTCGATGCGGAACTCACCGGTTTTGATGAGAAAGAAATCCAGCAGCTGATTGGTTCACTCGATGAAACCGAAATCGAGGACGATGGGTTCGACCTAACCGCAGCCCTCGAAGCTGCAGCCTTCGTCAAGCGTGGTGATATTTGGAGCCTAGGTCGCCATCGCCTGGTCTGTGGGGATGCCACCAGCCCAGATGATGTGGCTGCACTGATGGATGGAAAACTGGCGAACCTGGTGCTCACTGACCCGCCCTATAACGTGGCCTTCGAGTCCAGCTCTGGCTTGTCGATCAAGAAGGACCTGACCCCCTGTTG